GGTTGGACGCATATGCGGTTCATCTTTCAACATAACGAACCCATCAGTAATGTAACCGTGACCATAACCGAATGAGTCGCGCTTGCAGGCTTTTTTGATCCAGGATTTTGTTTTTGTTTTGTTGAATTGATTCATTTCCCGTCCTCCTTCTCGGTTTCCCCTTCGTCTATATCATACTATCATAGCGGTATGATAACAACATGTATATAGACGTGTTTTCTGGCTCAATGAGTGATCTAGCTTGATACAATGGCGTGATCTCACTATCTCTAACTATTTCTCACTTTTTCGCGCTTTTTCGCGCTTGCGCGAGTGATTTCGTCAAAGAGTCGGCATTTAGTCGTCATTTGGTCGTCAAACGTTCGGCAAAATGTCGGCAAAATGTCTGCACAAACTTGACAAGGGCTGTGGTATGATAACGACAGTGGAGCGATGTATCCCAACACTCTCTTCCTCCTCTGGGCCCTGGGTTGAAAAGCTCAGGGCTTCGTTGTTTCCGCGGCATTTTCGCAGCTAGTTTTCTCTTTTCTAGGGAGGGGGGATTTAGGGGGGTGGGTGTCTTTTCTCTTTCCCTCACTTCTCTGATTTTCTTACTCCTGTCTGGTACTGTGCACACCGGTGAGGAGAGAGGAGGGAGTATGAGGGAGGAGGGAGGAGAGGGGTTTTTTCAGCAGCCGGGAGGTGAATGCGGTGAGAAGGAAGTTTGAGGACGCAGGGGAGTTGAGGGAGAGGATTGATTCCTACTTCGCAGACTGTGACGCTCAAAAAAAGCCGTACACTATCACCGGCTTGGCCTTGGCGCTCGGTACCAATCGCCAGACTCTTCTTCGGTATGAGAACGAGTATGAGGATCAAGAGATAGCTGACCTGATCCGGCAAGCAAAGGCACGCTGCGAGGCTGACGTTGAACAACGGCTGCTGACAGGAAAAGGAAGTCCGGCAGGCGCTATTTTCTGGTTGAAAAACAATGCAGGTTGGCGTGACGTCGTGGACACGCATGTATCAGGCACTCTGGACGTGACTGGTCGCTTGGCCGGACTGAGCGAAGAGGAGCTGTGGCAGTTGGCCGGACTGAATCCTCCCGGAGGGGAGGGGACGTGCTGAGTGATGCGAGGGAGCAGGGAGGGAGGGTGTGTCGCCCGGGGCCGGTGGCACTTATGAGGAGTCGTTCTCCATCCACCAAAATAAAATTTCATAATTCCTCTCTCCATAAACTGGTAACAGATTAATCGGAGCTGATGCTTATGGCGCAAGCCACGACTACTGACAAACCAAAGTCGCGGCTTCCGGCCAAGACAAGGCGAGAGCTGATTCTGCAAGCGGCGGCACGTGTTGAGATATGGTTAAAGCAAGCTCGGGACAGTGTGCAGGAGTTCATCGAGCGGTATGTGCAGATTGAGGACAGGGACAGTCCGGGGTTGGCTGTCCCTTTCACGTTATGGCCGAAGCAGAAAGAAGCGCTTGAGACCATTAGGACGAATAGGCTGACAATAATCCTGAAGGCCAGGCAGCTTGGTTTGACATGGTTGGTGCTTGCTTACGCGTTGTGGTGCATGTTATTCAGGCCGGGGTTTCTTGTGGTGGCTATAAGCCGCAAGGAGGACCCGGAGGCAAAAGAGCTTATTCGCAGGCTCGTGTTTATCCTAAAACGGCTGCCGCCTTGGATGGCGAGAGAGAAGGGCACGGAGCCGAAGGGCTACAAGGGTGCTGTATGGGAAGCACTGTCGTTGCAGGTAACGATACACCATCCGGACAATGAACCGAGTATGTTTAGGAGCTTATCTGCGGCTCCTGATTCAGGGCGTTCGTTTACTGCGAACCTTATCATTCTCGACGAGTGGGCGTTCCAGCAGTGGGCAGAGGAGATATGGAGAGCAGGTTTTCCGGTAGTCAACAGGCCGACAGGAGGGCAGGTTATAGGACTTTCCACAGGCCAGAGAGGAACGCTGTTCGAGCAGACCTGGAGAGGCGCAGTGCGGGGAGAGAATGGTTTTGCGCACATCTTCCTGCCCTGGTGGTCTGACCCGAGAAGAGATCAGGCGTGGTATGAGGCCACCAAGAAGGCCATGAAAGACACGTACATGATCGAGTATCCTGCGAGTCCTGAAGAAGCGTTCATGGCTGTGGACAAGCTGTTCTTCGATGTCGATATTCTTGCGGAACTTCAGGAGCAGACATGGCAGGGGCTTAAAGGCAACATCACCGAGAACGGGTTCGAGAAACACCCACACGGGTATCTCGAGATATGGGACGTGCCGCAGCCTGGTCACAGGTACGTCGTCGGCGCTGACGTTGCGGAGGGTTTGGAACATGGAGACTACAGCTGTGCGGTAGTGATAGACAGGGATACAGGTCGTCAGGTAGCGGAATGGTGGGGCCATATAGACCCGGACTTGTTCGGCGAACAATGCGTGTACCTGGCGACTTGGTACAATGAGGCGTGGTTGGGGATTGAGGTCAACAATCACGGCCTCACTGCGAACAAAGCCGCTGCACGAAAGAACTACAGGCGGCTTTTCCTACGCGAGACGAAGCTTGACCACATGGATTACGACATCGAGCCGACTGACAAGCTCGGCTGGCGCACGGATACAGTCACTAGGCCGATCATGTGCGACGATCTGGCTAAGGCTGTGAGGGAGAAGTCCTTCAAGCCGATGTCAGCGGGCCTAGTGTCGGAGATGTGGACGTTCATTCACGACAAGAACGGCAAGCCAAGGGCCAGAGATTGCTGCCACGACGACAGGGTGATGGCTGCTGCCATAGCCATTCAGATGCACCAGAGGTGTCCGCTGCCTCCGATCCTAACAGAGAAGGAGAAGAGGCGCAGATATAGAGTGCGGAAGCTGAAGACCAGACCGTTGTCGAGAGTTACCGGCTACTAAAGGCGGGGATCAGACATGCCACAGACGTTTTCCAAAAGGGGATTCGATGAACGGCGGATAGCCTTGATTAACCGCTTCGACTACGCGGACCGCTATCGCAAGGACTACGAAGAGGTTGCCGAGCGGTGTTACCAGCTTTACGAGTGCTGGCGGGAAGAGGTCGAAGGCAGGGCTAACGTTTTCATCCCTATGACATACCAAGAGATTGACACAGTTCGGGCGAGGCTGGTAAAGAGCTTTTTCGGCCAGAGGCCGTACTGCGATTTCGTACCCGCGCCTGGATACCAGGTAACTGACCCGCAGATCATGGCTGAGCGGGACGTAAACGCCAAGCTTGCCGCCGCCTTGGTTGACCAGCAGCTTTATAAGAACTGTATCACGGCAAAGTTCTACCAGTATGTGACTGATTTCATGGTCTATCCTGCTGGGTTCATGAGCGTCGGCTGGCGATACGAAGTCCGAATGGTGAAATATAAGCTGCCAATCGAGGTTCCGATCATCACTCCGTGGGGGCCTGCGGGTTCGCAAGTGATTCTGCAGGACATCGAATCGGAGGAGACGGTCTGGGACGACAATTACATTGATAACCTGGATTTCTGGAACGTGTGGGTAGATCCCCGCGGCGAGTCCTGTAACCCCGACACTTGGCGGTTCTGTTTCATCCGTGAGTTCGCGACGAGATCGAGGATAGAGCAGTACCTTGAGCTGCTAGATTCGACTGGCGCGGGCAAGGTTTTTAAGCCTGACTGGGAGGAAATCGGGCGCAATACCAGCTGGGACAACCCCGCATCAGACAGGATGGGCTCGGTAGGGCGCACCGCAGCCATTGACGACGGATACGAGACTGAGAAAGGCGAGGATGGCGAGCCTCACAAGAGTTCACTGTACCAGCTTTTACACTACTGGGAGGACAACCAGCACTGCCTGCTGATCGAGAATACGGCTTTGGTGTTCGAGGGCGATAACCCTTACAAGCGGCACGGCAAGAAACCTATACTCGCGCATAGCTATGAGCCGAGAGGCGGCGAGCCTTACGGGCGGAGTGCAGTCGAGCTGCTCGCAGACATGCAGGAAGAGCTGAACACCAACCGCAATCAGCGGATTGACGCCATGTCCTTCGCACTCAACAAGGGATTCCAGGTGCGCAGAGATGCAGACATCGACGAATCCGAGCTTATAAGCAGGCCAAACATGCTGATTCACGTCGACGCGATAGACCGAGACGTGAAAGAGATCACAATCAAGGACATCAACCCGAGCACGTTCACCGACGAGCAGATCATCAAGATCGACATGGAAAACACGTTGGCAACTCCAGCGGTCATCAGAGGCGCCCAAAGCTCGCGCAAAGAGACGGCGACAGCTGATGTGCTGCGTAGCAGCAACGCGTCCCTGCGGTTCGACGTGAAGATAGCGCTGCTTGAGGAGCTTGGTATCAAACGGTTGTTGTATCTTATGGACTGCAACAATCAGGAGTTCATAAACCAGGCCAGGCTGGTGAAGGTGTTTGGAGTCCATCAGCAGACCTGGAACCTGGTACGTCCGGGCCAGCTTATAGGTGAATACGACTACAGACCTAGCGGCTTGAGCACCGATCCAGCGGTCAATAAGGAATTGAGGAGACAGCAGCTCTCTGAGATGATGGCGTTTGTGCTTAAGGCACAGATACCGTATGCAGATAGATATGAACTGTTCAGAGAGTGGATCAACAGTTTCGACCTGCGAAATACAGACAAGTTCCTGATTCCGAAGGAAATGATAGCTGAACAAGCGATGCAGGATCAGGCTGCGCTCCAGCAGATAAAACAGCTCATGCTGATGATGAGGGGCGCTGACGGACAAGCACTGCCGCAGGGCGCACCAATGCAGGCGCAACCGCAGCAGATGCCCATGCCGCAGGGCATACCAATGCAGGCGCAGCAGCGGATGCCCATGCCGCAGGCAGTACCTATGTGATAGCCAGGAGGTGGCAAAGTGCCAGAGGCACAGGTTACCGAAGAGATTGAGCGGATAGCTGAACTTGTTGGGGACGGATCATACGCTGCACTTGAGCAGTACATCGTGCGCAGGATAGTCAGTCTGAAAGACCAGCTCTCAAAGGCCGATTTTGCGAATCTGCGCGATGTCGGCGAGATGCAGGGGCAGATAATGGCCCTGCAGTCCATAATCCAGCATGTTCAGTATTGCTATAACCAGGTCCACAAACCTGACGAAAAGGAGGACGCAAGCTCATGCCGAGATGGGAAGACGAAGACGTGGAAGTCCTTGCTTCGCCCGAGGAGTCAAAGGCCGTCGGTAACGCGATCTTCGACATAGATGACGAAGAGGACGAACCGAAGAAAAAGCCCAAGACAAAGACCGGCACCGATAGCAGGACAACCACAGAGGCGGGAGGCTCCGACAAAGGACACCCGGCGGAATCCGATGACGTCGAAGACGATGACACTGAAGATTCCGACGGCTCCAAAGACGGACACCCTTCCAAGAAAGCTGATGGACACCCTCAGCAGGCCGAACAGTTGCTAGCAGGCCGATACAAGACCGTTGAGGACTTGGTAAAGGGCTGCAACGAGCTGGCTTCGCAGCTCGGGCTGACCATCGACTGGAATCAATACCTGGACAAGACCGTCGAAGACGTTGTACACCTCTACAAAAAGTTGCAGACGGACTTCACCAAGGCAAGAACCGGTCAGGTTAGACCCGACACCTCGAACACCCAGCCCGGACAGCAACAGGTACAAGGATACCCTGCGGCGCAGATGCAGCAGCAGATGAACCCGCAGGCTCTCTTCGGCCAGCAGGCTCCAGGCCAGCAGTATCCCTACCAGGCAATGCAACCAGACCCGAGGGATGCTGAAATAACGCGGCTCAGACAGCAATTGCAGAACATGGCGTCGTACATCGTACAAACGCAACAGCAGACCCAGCAGCAACAGCCCCAAGAGGAGCAAATCACTCCAGAGCAGTTCTACGAAAAGCTGATCAGCGAAGGCCCGAAGGCTGTAAACGAATTGCTTGATAAGAGGCTGCAGCAGACGTTGCAGCCCTATATTCAGCAGTTCGTCAAGCTCCAGCAATATGTAGCGAATCTGGAGAGACAGCGGATCGCGGAGCGGAACATCAATGCGTTCGTGCAGATGAAACAGCAGGAGTTCCGGAAGTTTGAACAAGATTACAAGGACAAGATCACTCCTGAGATCGCCCGCGAGATGCAGAACATCCTCAAGACGAATCCTAGAATCGTGTTCGAGCAGAACGGGTTTGAATACCTGTATAAGCTCGCAAAGGGAAGCGTCGCTGAGACAAGCTCCACGGAGAATTTGCTGCTCAAGAAGAAGATGGCCGCGTTCATTGGCGGGCACAAAGACGCCGCGCACCATACAAGTCCGACGGAGCAAGACTGGCTGAACAAGCAGTTTGACCTCGACGACTGACAATCAGCATCCCTCCAGGTTTGATACAACTCGATAACAAGGCTCTGATCTCAACAGGTCAGGGCCTTTTCACTTGGATCTAGGAGGGATAGACATGGCTTTCAAGCACACAGCTGTAACGACATTTGACATTTCTAACGAGAGACGGGACTTTGATGTCGCGCCACAGATAGAACGATACCTGACCAAGAACGGTCTCAACAAGTTCGCTGCACTGCTGATGAAGATGGGCAAGAAGGTCACGAAGTCAAAGCGGTTCACCTGGTTCGACAGCATGAACGACGTCTGGCAGACCCAGATCAACAAAGACGGTGGATATGACGCAAATGCCACCGAGCTGGTGGTGGACGACGCGAGCATCTTCGCACCGAAGGACTTACTGTACTGCGGCCGCGTTGACGAAGTCATGTTCGTCACTGATGTGAACACAGACACCAACACCGTGACGGTGATCCGCAACTACGGCGGTAATTCATCCGGCGCTGGAGTGCTCCAGGACAACGACTACGTGATCCGGCTTGGCAACGCGATGGAGGAAAACTCTCTGGCCCCGCATAGCAAGATCCTCCAGCCTGATGAGTTCTACAACTATACGCAGATTCTCCGGACGCCGTTTGACGAATCGGAGACCGACGCGGCTGAGGACAAGGAGACCAACGAGAGCGAGCGCAAGCGGCTGCGCCAGGACAAGGCCATAGCCCATACCCTGGACATGGAGCGTATCGTGCTGTTCGGCCAGAGAAAGGCTGACCCTGTGAACAAGCGCCATCTTACCGGTGGTCTGAGGTACTTCATCAAATCTAACGTCACGAACGTGAACGGCAAACTCACCGAGAGCACGCTCATCAACAACATCCTGCCGAACGTGTGGAAGTACCAGGGCGGCGACCGGTTCCTGATCGGTAGTATGTTCCTGATGGGTGTCATCAACAACTGGGCCAGTGACCGTATCCAAACCAACAGCGGAGACAAGAGTTACGGAATGGACCTGCAGTACCTGATTACGCCTTGGGGCCGTCTGTACCTGGTCCACAGTCATGCGCTCGACGGATACTTCTCCGACTGGGGCTTCATCGTGAACCTGAAGGCTCTGAAGCTCAGGCCGCTAAAGGGGCGCGACACCAAACTCAGGACGAACATTCAAGAGAACGACAGAGATGGCTGGAAGGACGAGTATAAGACCGAGTTCGGTGTGGAGGTCCGGCTGGAGAAGACCCACGGGATTATCCATGGCGTGACCGGCTAGTCTCGACTACTCGACTGAACACAATGGCGAATACGGTGGGGGAGCCTGTAAAAGGCTCCCTCTTGTATCGGAAAGGTGAGTGAACATGGCTGAACTCAAGAAATACGTGTCCAAGTACACGAATTACCAGATCATCTCAGGCGATAAGGTGATCCGGTTTGAGCGCAGGCGATACCAGACTGATAACCCCGCGGAGCAGAAGATCATTGAGGGTCTAAAGCAGTTTGGGACGCCGGAAGTGGACTTCGACAGGGCGACTTCGCCTGCGGCTCAGGCTGATGTCAGGACTGTGCAGCTTACGGAAGAGATTGCACAGAAAGACGCCAAGATACTCGAACTCGAAGCAGAGCTGGAGAAGCTCAAGGCGCTGGCAGAGGCTGAGGCCGATGTTCCGGAGCGGCCAAAGAAGTCCGGCAAGAAGGGAAGATAGGTGAGATAGAAGTCGCCACTGGCACGGCATGGGGTTACTAGGGCTTCCTGGTGGCCCTTCGCATTTATAGGGAGTGATTCTACATGCCATACAAAGAGTTGGTTGGCAAAAGTGGGATAGTGGCTGAAGTCGACGCGCAGCACCGCTTGCTTGTGGCTCAGAAATACACCGATGCGGTTGCAGTCACACCTAGCGACACAACTGATCTGACTAAGAAACCCACTGCTGCGCTGCATATCGGAGGGGCAGGGGATGTAGTTCTGACTTTGGCTGACATGCCTGATGGAACGAGCGTCAAGCTGGAAGCCATAGCCGCGGGCACTACGCTGCCGATAGCGGTCAAGAGGGTGTTTGCGACAGGAACGACTGCGACAGGAATTATAGCGTTGTACTAACGGGATGTGTTGAGGCATGAAGCGTCAGGAAGCGCAATCGACAAGAAAGACCTCACTTGGCAGCCTTGATCCTATCGAAAAGGCTGTTGTGGCGAAGTTCACAAAGCAGATAGGCAACATCGAAGAAGTCCTATCGATGCATGATGCTCCTGATGCGCCTGTATGGGCCGCCAATTGCTCGTACGGCACAGAGATCATATTGGCATGGAATCGCGCCAAGAGAGCTGTCATGTACGAGATCAGGAGCGAAGATGCCGATTGGGGCGAAGAGGGGTATGTGTGGCAGGGCACCAGCACCATGATTACTTTGCCAGCGCGCACTCGCAGCGAGACGTTCTACATCAAGTCCATCAATGCTGCTGGCATATATTCA